GCTGTACTTATAGGAGTTAAAATTTATTTAAAGAAAAAATAAAAATAAATCAATAAAAGTTTTTTTACATGAATATTGTTTCTATCTTTACATAACACAAACAAACAAAAACAAAATATTATGAAAGCAATTAAATTAACATCGGCACAAAAAACTACAATAGCTAAATTAGAAAAAAGAGGTTTTTATAATTTGAATATGGATGGAACTTCCGCAATAATGTATAAAGGTCCTTCTTACGATAAGTCAAAAGCGGTTATTGAAAAGGATGGAACATTTTATGTCCTCGGATAAAATAATTAAAAATAAATCGATAAAAGTTTTTTTATATCAATATTACTTCTATCTTTACATAACACAAACAAACAAAAACAAATATTATGGAATTTACAAAGTACAAACAAAACTTAAGACAGGAAGGGAATTTTATTATCTCTTACACTACTAAAGTAGCTGAAATCAAAGGGAATGAACTTCACCAACTAGGATATTGGAGTGTAACTACTCAGAAACATATCAACTACGCAGCTTCAGAGCTAGGACTAACATTAATCAAATAACAAAAACAATAAGGGGTTTAAAAGCCCCTTTTAAATTAATTTAAAATAAATCAAAATAAATTAGGTAGTGTCATTCTAATAAACTACTTTTGAATATACAAACAAACAAAAACAAAAATTATGACTAACTCAAAACAAATGTTTGCAATAGAAGATTCAAGGGGTAACTTTTGGATCAAAAACTACAACTTAAATGGATTTATGATTCCTAAATTCGGAAATGACAAAACTATTAAGATCTGGAATGATGCAGATTCTGCCAAAATCGTATGTGATGAGCTTAATAGCAAATCACCCGCTAAAGTAATAGTAACTCAAATAATAGCATTATTTTAAAAATAAACCAAAATAAATTAGGTAGTCTTATTCTAATAAACTACTTTTAAATATACAAACAAACAAAAATAAAATATCATGAAAAAATTAATAACAATTATCGCGGCAGTAACAATATCATTAACTAGCTGTAAAAAAGAAGAGCTATTAACAATAGTAAACAGCACAACTCACTATGCAACAGTTGAAATAAATAGTGATCAGTTAAGTTCTACTACTCAAGTAATGTATAAGAACGGTTCTGTAGTTTTAGATCCTAGCATAACAAATTATTCATGCGGAGACGTGTTAACAGTTACCGCTAAAAATACTAGCTTTCAGCCTCAAAATGTTGAAATATTATTATCAGTTAATACCAACTTTATTAAAGGAACTGAACAAGATTTAAACTCTGGTGAAACATTAACTTTAACACACACTTTTTAAACAAAATAAATAGTAACAACAGTATAGGGATAGGTTTGTTTGTTAGCCTTTAATGCACCGTATAATATAATAGGTTTAATTTGTCACCTAATTATGTTGTACGGTGTTTCCTTTTGTATACTGGTTAAAAGGTATTATCTATATAATAATAATAATAATAATAATAATAATAATAATAATAATAAAAGAAGATTGGTAATAATTTGTCAATAACTTTTTAAATAATATATATAAATTATAACTATATTGCTAAATTAAACAACTGATGCAAATCGGTGTTGAAACGGTATTGAAACATGAAGAAAGAACATAAATTAAACGAACACTCATCAGCTACTAGGTTCTCTAAAGACTTACAGCCTTCAGGAAAAGCAAAGAGCTTAGGTAAAAAGAAAGCAAAGTTAATAAAGGATATAGCTTCACAAATAGTAAAAGGAGGGGTTAAGGATGCACTAAAACCATTAGCTGTATATTTAGGGCTTAACGTGGAAGAGATAAACTTAGAAACGGTTATGCATCTAAAACAAATGGAGAAGGCTATTAAAGATGGCGATACTAATGCCTATAACGCTGTAATGAATAGAATAGCTGGTAAGGCAAAAGAATTTATTGATCATACAACTAATGGAGAAAATATACAGCCTACAAATATAATTAACTTAGGAAAAGGATTATCCCCTGATGAAACTAATTAAGAAGCAAGAACATGCGGTCCACTTTCTAAAAGATAGGGTTACTACGGAATTGCTTTACGGTGGTTCTGCTGGTGGTGGTAAATCTGTTTTAGGCTGTTTATGGTTAATTGAGATGTGTCAAACTCATGCTGGTTCTAGGTGGTTAATGGGCAGATCTAAATTGAAAGCATTAAAAGAAACTACTCTTAATTCGTTTTTTGATATAGCGAGTGACTTAGGTATATCGGATCAGTTTAATTATAATGCTCAATCAAATATTATTTATTGGAGTAATGGTAGTGAAATAATCTTAAAGGATTTATTTTTGTACCCTTCGGATCCTTTGTTTGATAAGCTAGGATCACTAGAGATATCAGGGGCCTTTATAGATGAGTGTAATCAAGTAGTATTTAAAGCATGGCAGATTGTTAAGTCTAGGATTAGATATAAGCTAAAGGAGTTTGATTTAATCCCCAAAGTGTTAGGTACTTGTAACCCTTCTAAGAATTGGACTTATAAAAGGTTTTATAAACCGTCTAAGGTTGGTGAGCTGGTTAACTATAGAAAGTTTATATCTGCATTACCTACAGATAACGAACACTTACCTCAATCTTACTTAGACTCATTACTAGAATTAGATAAGCAAAGTAGGGAACGTCTTTACTTTGGGAACTGGGAATTTGATAATGATCCTTCAACTATTATAGATTATGATAGTATATTAGGATATTTTAATCCTATACATTTAGAAACCGGTGGTAAGAAGTATATTACTATAGATGTAGCGCGTCAGGGTAAAGATAAGTCAGTTATTAGAGTTTGGGATGAGTGGTTATGCATAAAAAGAATATCATTTGCAAAAAATACTATTACCGGATTAGCTGAGTCAGTTACTAAGTTAATGAAGGAATATAAGATAAGTCGTATTAATGTTATTGCGGATGAGGACGGGGTAGGAGGTGGGCTCGTAGATATACTAAGATGTAAAGGATTTGTAAATAACTCTAGGGCATTAAATAACGAAAATTATTCAAACCTTAAAAGTCAATGCTCGCATAAAATGGGCCTTAAGATTGTTAGGGGTGAAGTTGGTGAAATTTGTGAGGATAGTAGTTTGATAGATATTATATCTGAAGAGATGGAAACCGTTAAATTGGTGGACATGGATAAAGACGGTAAAATTAAAGTATTGCCTAAAGAAAGAGTTAAGGAATTAATAGGTAGGTCTCCAGATGAATGGGATACTATTTTTATGAGATATTGGTTTGAGTTAATACCGAGACGAACGTCCTCATTAAAAGTTTAGTGTTATGAAATTAAAAGAAGTATTAAAATTAAATACTAAGGATCAGCAAGATGTTTTTTGGAATATAAAAGTAGTAAAGAGTTTAGATAGTTTTAGGTATAGATTTAAGCGTTATAATTACATTCCTTTAGGTGATCATTCTTATAAAGAGGCTGATTATATAAAACGTTTATTCTTTGAAGACGACATGGAAAGTTTAATTAAAGGTGTTCAGGAATGCTTTAAGCTACCTTTAAACTCATTAATGAATACTAACATAGTTACTGTATTAAAGTGCCTTAAAACTATTAAAAACGATATAGAAAGAGATATAGCGGACCAGAACAAGTTATCATTCTTTTCAGATAAAAAGGTAGATATGGCTATGAAGATGAGTAAAAGCGAGGTAATGAATCAATTCGGATTATATAACGTTATAGAAACATTAAGCAAAGGTGAAAAACGAAACTGGGATTACTTTTTAAATTTAAAGTATAGCGATATAAAAATAATGGTAGCTTTCAATGCTATGAGCGGAGATCTAAACAAAAGGTTTCAAAAGAATTACGAACAACTAAATAAAATAAGTTAACATGAATGAATTAGAATACTTAATAACGCAGATGAATATTTATGCAAGCAATAAAACTTGGGGGTTTGCCCATGGTTTTGTTAGTCAAGTTAACCAAAAACAAAATGAATCGGATAGTGATATACTGTTACAAGTTTTTGATGTAAAGACTCAGCCTAAAGTATTAGAGATAGGCGTAGAGTTTAATACCTTTCAAGTGGATCTATTTTTAGGGCAGCCTTCAGTGCATGGTACCGCTTTCTATAAACAAGATAGTGGAGTTGTAGTTGACTCTGGCGAATATTCATTTAACAAAACCTTTGTACCTTTATTTGATGAGATGAAATCTTTCATTAATTATTTATCGGTTTGTGATAGGGTTAGTTTTGAGAATATATCTCCTATTGTTCAGAGGGTTAATTATCAAGATCATAATTTAGACGGATATTCTATAGGGGCAACAATAAAAATATATTAAAAATAAATTATTTCGTATGTAGTTTATTCGTTTATTTTACGTATATTACGCGCATGTTAAAAGATAGGTTACAACAATTCGGAGATAAAACTGTTAATGACTTAATAGCCAACTATATAAAGTTAGGTTTAAAAGCGTTCGGAGAATTTGAAGCTGGCACTAAAGCTGTAGCCACTGAATTAGGTATGGAGATTAGTGCGCCGTTTCATGCTCGAATGATGGAACAAGGAAGGAAGGCCGGAAAGTTTCCGCCACCTGATGAGATTTTAAGGTGGGTTAGACTTGGTAAGATACAAAAGAGAAGTAATATATCGGATGAGAGTTTAGCTTATTTAATTGGTAGAAAAATAAGTAGAGAAGGAATAAAAGTGCCTACTAAATATAATATCGGTAAAGTAATAACCTCTGTATTAACAGATGGTCGTTTAGATAGATTAGAGGATGAGATATATGAGGAGGTTAGGGCAAATATTCAAAGAGAAATTATAAAGGCTTATGGTGTATTTTAAAGTAGTTAAGAAGTTTAAGATGGAAAATGATATTGCTTTTTTCTATTTAATAAAAAGGAAAAGGTTTTTTTTATTGGTACCTTATTGGTCTAGTAGGATATTTAATAACAGTAGAGATTGCTGTAGATTACAATATCGTGATGAGTCAAAAGAAATAATAAGATCTTTGCAAATTTCAAATAAAGAAAATTGGTTTAAAAAAATAATTAAAAAATGGCTATAACAATAAACGGAGATTTATCATTTACTAATGTTAATGCTAATCAATTAATATCTGCTTTTAATCCATGTATAATAGAATTTAGTACAAACGTATCTGGAGGTGTTAGGGCTGCTGTAGAGGTACGTAAGCTAGGTACTACTGCCGCTTCTTTACAGAATATAACTCCTAGTTCTGCTGGTGTATTTTATTTTGACTTTAGCGGTATATTAAAAAACTTATTAGCTGAGGCAGAAAACTATTTAGAACCACAATATAATTCACCTGATAATACTACTGTAGCAAATTCTTTATTTTCAGATGATACAATAGCCTCCGGCGTTGAATGGGATATATATATATATGATAATAATAATACTCAGATAGATACGTCTGGTAGTGGAGGATATTACTTCATGAAGGCATCTACTCAGGTAGGTAGTTCTCCAGTAATGAATAGTGTAAGCTCTACTGTTGGTACTGGACCATCTTATTCTGAGTGCCTTAATCTATCTGATGAAGGAGTAATAGCCTATAAAGGTTTTCCTTTAGATATTCAATTTGATGCATTAAACAGCACTTCAATCGATCTTTCTATTGGTAATATTTTGAAGTTAACTAAATCTATTAGTGTTAGTTATGAAAACAATAGAATGTTTAGGCAATCGCTTATAGATTCTAATGGTATTGAGATAAGCGGTATTTCAGATAACGGAGCCAATGATTTATATATACAAATGACTGGAGGAGGTAATAGAGGGTCGTTTAGTAAGATTGATTATAGAACTCCTATTGATGCTGATTGTTCAAAATACTTTAGGTTTACAAATATTAACGGAGGTCAGGCATTTTTCCTATTTGAGAATGCTTATCAAACCGAGGTATCTAGAAAGAACTTAGATAGTATTAACAGACGTTTCAATTCTTTAGAAAGTGCATCTAGTAGGATAGTATCTACTGGTAATACAACTAGATACTCTTTAATATGTCATCACCAAGCGACTAATAAAATAGATAATGATTATTTACAAGCTATGGTCCTTAGTCCGATTATAGAGCTTTGGTTAGGAGGTGACAAATGGCAAAGGGTTAATTTAATAAGGAGTGACGCAGATATCGATTCTCAAACAGAGAATAAAAACTATTCGTTTTCTTTTGACTTAGGTATTAAATATAATCAAAGTATATAATTATGAGAAAATTAGAACTTATTAGCCTTGAGAATGTTACAAGTGGAGGAGTAACCACTACTTACAATCAAATGAATTTAGAGAAAGAAGAGAGTGAAACTTTCTATAAAATAAAAACAGATTCAAGCAATCAAGATTACCATGAGCTACCTAATACTATACCGGCCGCTAGGGGGTTTCACTTTAAATTCACTCCTATAAATACAATTAATTCTGGACCTACTGTTACGTTAGTTAGTAGATATACTGGTAACTCATCAGGAAACCAAGCTGAAAGAGTTGACGTGACTTTCTTTGCTGGTAAAATGTATTTTAGTATATATATTAGTGGGGTTGCTAAGGTATGTCAATCTAATTCTACAACTTGGACCGCTGGGCAGGAATACGATATCCATTGGGTATCCGATTCGAGTACCGGAATGAAATTATATATAGATGGTGTTGTACAAACAATAACTAATGCATCTACTAACGCTATGCCCTCTTCAACTGGTAATATTTTTATAGGAGGTAACATACCGGCAAACATTAGGTATATTAGTTCAAAAATAAGTAAGATTTCATTATGGAGCGTCAATAGGACTCCGGCACAAATATTAACTGATGTTACTACAGATTTAGATGGAACTGAGTCAAATTTAATTGCCTACTATCCTTTAACAGAAGGTTCTGGGGCAACTATAGATTCTTTACCTTTACCTAGTTATCAAGCTACTTTAAATACTTCTAATGTAACTGGAATAACTTATATAAATGCTAGCATGTGGAATGCTAATACTATAAGTGTAACCCAAAACGATAGAATTGATTTAGGATCGTCTGTAGAGAATAACGTTAAGACTACTGAATTTTGGTTTAAAGTACCAGTAACAACTAATTCTGGAACGTCTAAGTTCTCTATGATAAGTAGTTATGACGTTAGCAATGCAAATAGAGGTAGACAAATTGTATCTATTAACAAAGGGATATTAGACTGGGAGATTTTTACTACTGGTACCTCTAGCGTTACCATATCAAGTAATACGGGGGCTTATTTTAATGCAGATCAATACTATCATGTTGCATTAATTAATACCGCTGGAGTAATAGCTATATATATAAATGGGGTTTTACAAGCTGGTTCACTTGGTAGCCCAGTAACACAACTTAAATCTATATCGGTTAAAACATATATAAACGGTTTGTTCAATCCTTTATCTGAATTAGGTAATTTTACTATAAAAAACCTTCAATACTGGACTATATCTAGAACGCCAACACAAATAAGCTCCGATAAGGACACTTATTATCCATCTGGTACATTAGGCTTAAAAGAAAGCTTTCACTTCACAGACGCGACCGGAGCTACCTCTACTGGCGTGAATGGAACGGTAGGAACTATAACTACTAGTGTAGGAGGATTAACTAGAATAAATAATACAATAAGAGAGGATTTTACCAATACTTCTCCAGTAGTTGTTACTTCTACCGTTAAGACTGAAGAGTTCGACTTATTCGTAGGTGAGCCTATCAATGTAAAAACAGAAGGTGTTAATATAGACAATATAGCTAATACGGAGTCAGGGACCACTAACTCATTTAGATTACCAACTACAGCAAATAATAATGAAATATTTAACTATCTAAATTTAATAGGTAGTGTTTCTAACTTCCCTTATGAGGATAACTATGTTAGATATTCTGAGGGTGGTGTGGAGTTAATAACTAACGGTAGACTGAAGGTTAATGAGATGAGTGAGAAGGGTTACAAGGTTGAAGTTTTACACGGTAAGAATGATTTCTTTGATAAGATTAGAGGTAAGTTTTTACATGAAGCGTACGAACCTTTTAAGACTACCTTATCTGAAATGAGGCATCAGGAAACAACACTATGTAACACTATTGCTATTAGGGACGCAGAAGGATATTGCGTACCCCTTATGGATTTAGGCGGTATTAATCCGATAGCGGATTACCAACAAACGATAGGATATTATTTAGATTTCGGACTAGATAAAATTGCTAATGCTATAGGATATACTTATACTAATATCGGTCTAGATTTAAAGGATTATGTTTTCACTAAAAACGAACCACCTACCTTTGATACTAGAGCCACTTCTTTTGTTAGTAATAGGCTTTTTTCTAGATACGAAGAAATAGTAGAAGAACAAAGATTAATTTGGTCTCATGTTATGACTGTTAACGGGATTTTAAACTTTGAACAAATGTTAATGAGAGTTATCGCTGGTAATGGATTGCCTAATGATCCAGACATTAATATCTTGGTTAATGGTGTTACTATTGCGACTTATACGTTAACAGTAGGAGGGGCTTTAATTAGCACCACTTTAAATTCAAGCCCAGCAGAATTTAATGCTGGTGATCTTATACAAATATATTTTGATGCTACTAGTATAGGCAGCGGTACTTCTGTTTATTTAACTGATGCTTACTTTAAAGGTTATTATACTTTAGGTTATAAAGTATATCATGAGAATATATTAGGCGAATATACGCAAACAGAATTTGTTAAGAATATTTTACAGACTTTTAATTTAGGGGTTAATGTTAACGCAATAAATAATACCATTGAGTTATATAGTCTTAACTCAGTCTATGGAGACGGTGGAGTAATTAATGATTTTAGTAGGTATTATAACAAAACAGAAAGTAGAGTTTTCCAAAGTTCATACGGTAAAAATAACAAGTTTAAATACAAGTATGTAGAGAATGATTCGTCTATAGCAACGTCTAACGGTATTATGGAGGCTAATAATACTAATGAAGACAAAACAATTATAGATAGTAACTTAACAGCCTCATTAAATTATACGCCTTTAACTCTAGGATCTGTTGATGCTTTACTAACTACTGTTGATGCTTATGATAGCCAGAGCGTTAATGCAAAAACTTCTAATATAGGAGATAGATTTAACCAAGTTATTAGAGTTGAAACAGATGTATCTGATCCAGTTACAGTAAGCTATATAGATAAAAATAGCGTTACGACTTCTGTTACAAGCGATCAAAGTTTTTTAACCTTTGGAGGATTAGACTGGAACACTTTAATCGATACACAATTTAATAATTTAAGGGATAAGGTTCTTAACAGATATGAAAAATACACTGTTATAATGAACGTTCCGTTAAATATAATTAATGAATATGACTTTAAAGAAAAAATTTATATCAGAGAATTGGGGAGTAACTTTGTAGTAAACAATATTACAACTTTAAAAGGAGGGTTAAATAAATGGGAACTAATAAAAATAAACTAAAATAAAATGGCTAGAGAAGAAAGAGTAATATTATTAAGGACTGATATTGATAATTCAAGTGCGGTAAAAGCTAATGCTGAGTTAACTCAGTCTATTGCTAGACTTAAGAAGGAACAAAAGGACTTAAAGAGTAATACTAACGGATTAACTACAGCAACAGATAAACAAGCTCAGGCTTATGTAAAAACTGACGCAAAGATTAAATCCTTACAAGAAGATAGTAGAAAATATACTAAAATCCTTAAGGACCAAACTAAAGAACAAAAAGCTAATCAAACGATAGTAACTAAAACTAACGGATCAATTAATTCTTTAAGGAATGCCTTAAATATTAATAGAGATGCATATAGATCTTTAACTAAGCATGAAAGAGAAAATACGACTGCCGGTAAACAATTACTTACAACTATAAGACAGCAAGACGCTCAATACAAAAGGTTATCAAAAACTATCGGTAACAGTCAAGCTAACGTAGGTAATTACGGGGCCACTTTAAAAAGGGTAGCTGGTCAATTAGGTATATTTGTTGGTGCTGCCTCAGCTATTAGGCTTATAAAAGGTTCAATTAATACCGTTAAAGATTTTGAATTAGGTGTGGCTAAATTAGCTTCTGTATTAGGAACTACGCCGGATAAAATAAATGCATTAACAGATGACGCAAAGAGACTAGGAGAGTCAACAATATTTGCAGCTAGTCAAGTATCAGAATTACAAACGGAATTTGCTAAGTTAGGATTTAATGAAGAACAAATATTAAATGCTACTGAGGCCACTTTAGATTTAGCAGCGGCTACTGGATCTGAATTGAGTGAAGCGGCAGCTATTGCTGGATCTACTTTAGGTGGTTTTGGATTAGATGCTTCACAGACTCAGAGAGTTACAGATGTTATGGCTAAATCATTTAGCAAATCGGCATTGGACCTAGAAAAGTTTAAGGAATCAATGAAGGGGGCAGCCCCAGCAGCAAGGGCTGTAGGTATTAGTGTAGAGGAGACTACTGGATTATTAGGTACATTAGCTAACGCAGGGATTAACGGGTCACTCGCTGGTAATGCATTAAAGAAAACATTTATAGAACTTAATGCTAAGGGTGTTACTATGAATGATGCATTTAACAAAGTTAAAAATAGTTCTGATAAGTTAGGAACCGCTGTAAGTTTAGTAGGTAAATTAGCAGCCCCAGCTTTTTTAGTGCTTGCTGAAGGTGCTGAAAATTCAGCAGAATTAACTAAAGAACTTTTAAATGCTGAGGGTGCATCTAAGAAGATGGCGGAAACACAACAAAATACGCTTTCAGGATCATTAAAGGCATTAAGTTCTAAATGGGAGGCTTATATCTTAAACTTAAATGATGCGACCAATGGAGGCAATAATTTAACCAGAGGTATTAGGTTTTTGGGTGAAAATTTAAGTACAATAATTAATACTATAGGTTATGCTGTAGGAGCATTTTTAGCTTATAAAACTGTAATCGCTGCAACAAGCAGAGTACAAAAAATAGCAGCTTTAGCAAATAAGATTTATAGGTTATCTGTTGTTGCTTTAAATGGTGGTTTAAAAAAAGCTATTATAGGTATTAAATCGTTCAAAGTAGCATTAGCTGGTACTGGGATTGGTTTATTAGTATTAGGTGTTGTTGCCCTTATAACTAACTTAGATAAACTTACAGGATCTACTACGGCAGCAGAGAAAGCTCAAAAGAGTTTAAACAAAGCGCAAAAGGATGCTGAGTTAGCTATAGCTTCAGAAAGAGTGGAATTAGATAAATTAATAGCCGTAGCAAAAGACGAAGCCAGAAGTAAAGAAGATAGAGAATTAGCAATAAAAAAACTAAATGAAATAAGCCCAGAATATTTAGGTAATTTAACTTTAGAAACTATAGGAACTAATGAAGGTACCGCAGCACTAAATAAATATGTTGACGCATTACAGAAAAAAGCAAAAGCTACCGCAATAAATAACGAGCTAATTAGAATAGAGGAGGAGCTAATTAAAAATAGAAATAAACCGGCTTCAGAACAACTTAGTTTCCTTGACAAAGCGACCGCAGCCGTTAAGGGTTTTGCATCAAATCCACTTAACAGCACTAGTGCTTTTCAGGCAACATTTCAAGCTGTAGCATCAAAAGCTACGGAAAACATGAAAGAGGAGACTAAATCCTTAGAAGAACAAAGAGAACTTCTTATAGAAGAACTAAAGAAAAGTAGTACGGAAAACATATTAGCTTCTGCCGGTGGTGCTGGTGCTGGTGCTGATGCTGATGCTGGTGGTGGAAGCGGAGGTGGAAGTGCTGGTGATTCTGCAAAAAAAACAGCGGAATTAAATGCTAAAAATGACTTAGATATAGCAAGAACTGGAATAGCCTTTAAACTTTCTTTAATTAAAGACGCTGGAGAGAAGGAGCTAGCAATTAATAGAAATAAATATAGGATTCTTAGAGAAGATCTTTTATCCAATGATAAACTAACGGCAGATCAAAAAGAAAAATTAAATAATATTTACAATGCTCAGGAATTAGAGTCCACTAAAGAAATAAGCAAAAGAATTGCAGAAGCTAAAATAGCTGAACAAGTTATTTATTATGATAAACTAGATTCTCAATTTCAACAGCTTAGAACATTAAGACAAAGTGATCAGGAAAATGAAATAGATGAGGTTGTATTACAATATGAAGAAAAATATTTGTTAGCCGTTAATAATTCAGAACTAGAGGTGGCTTTAGCTTTAGAACAAGCTGAAAAAATAGCAGAGATAGAAAAAAAATATACCGATAAATCTATAGCTGAAGAACAAAGAAAGGAAAAAATCGCTAAATCTATTCAGGATCAAAAACTACAGCTTGCTAATGATACACTAGAAAGCATGAAGGGATTACTTGACGAAGAGAGTTCAGCTTATAAAGCGTTTTCTGTTGTTCAGGTCGGTATCGATACATATATAGCAGCTCAAAAAGCGTATAGTTCTCAGTTAATAGTTGGTGATCCTACTTCTATAATAAGAGCACAGCTAGCCGCCGCTGTAGCTGTTGCTGGTGGGGTTGCTAATTTGACTAAAATTAAAGGTTTTGCTGATGGTTCTGAAAGTACAAGCCCCTTAGGATTTGCAGATTATACTAATCATACCGGAATTATTACTGGTCAAGGTAATATAAGCCCATTACCTAACGGTGATAATATGCTAGCTACAATTAAAACGGGTGAAGCTATCTTAAATAATAAGCAACAGAGTAGACTAAATAACCTTTTAGGGTTTGATGCTATTAAATACGCTGTAAAGGGATATGCTGACGGAACAACATTTACTGGGGCCTCTCAAACTGGAGCTATAAATAACAATGTAATTAATAATTCTAATATAAATAATAATTCTCAAAATAACGAAAATATTTCGTATATTGTAGACGTAAAAGATATAGCAATAGGGCTAGAAAATTTAAACGTAAAAGTAAAGGATGCAACTATCTAAAATTATAAACGGCTGGAAACACTACTTCACTAATAATAGTGAGGTAGAAGAGATGGCTAAAGAAAGAGTTAAGGAGTGTATTAAATGTCCAGAAAAAAAAGAGAGTAAGGTTTTTGGGTGGGTTAAAGATGAGGTAGAAGAAATATCCTCCACCGTTTGCGGTAAATGTAATTGCCCTATAGCTATGAAAGTAAGAAGTATTAACGAAAATTGTCCAATAAATAAATGGTAACATCAGAACTAATAAAAAAACTAAAAGAGTCAGGACTTTTAGAGGATTGTATTAACAAAGGGGTAATATCATTTAACTACACTATTTGGATTGATCTTTATGATTTTTATATTTATCAATTAAAAATAGAAAAAAGTAAAATGCAATGCGTATCAAATACAGCGGAAAAATTTAACTACTCTGATAACATGGTAAGATATGTTATTAATATTATGAAAAATTAAAGCTATAATTTAAAAAATAAAAGCAAAGTGTTAACTCCTATTATTAAATTAATAGGAGTTTTTTTATGCTTTTTACTTTTTTGGGGTAGAAAATGGACTAACTGGCAAACTTGAAAAACAAAGTTTGCCCCAGATTAGCCCAGCATTTACGGGCTACTGGCAAAAAGGCAAACTTTTTAGGCGGTTTTACAATATACTAAAAAAAGAATTTCATATATATTTTGCCTTTTCAAAACGTAAAATATATACAAAATGTATTTTTCTATATAGCAGAATAGAGGAAAAAGTTTGCTTTTCTACCCCAAAAGTCTCCAAACCCCTACTATCAAAGGGTTTCGGCTGGGGCATAAAATATTTTCAAGTTTGCCAATTTTGCCCTAAATAAGGTAATGTAATCATAATCAGTAAACTAAGTTTGCCCCAAAGTTTACCACTGATTGACTTACAGTTACTTAAGTATATTATACTATACTATATATATAAAAGAGTAGTTATTTAATAGAATGGTAATAACTTCTTAATAAAACTATTGATAATATTAACTTTTTTTAACTAAGGGTATTAATTATAAATTTACAACTTCTATTGGAAACAATGTTAGCTGTATTTTACTATATTTGTTTCATGATTGGGAATTTATTTATACATGGTACGATAATAGGTAGTAATTCAGATAAAGCTGAGGCATTCGGATACACTTCATTGGTAGCTATAAAAAAACAATTCTCAAAACAATCTAAGGCTACTTCTTTTAATGTAAACATAAATTCAGTAGGAGGTGATATTGACGAAGGGAATAAGATGTTTGCATTTCTAGAAGGCTTAAAAGAAAATGGTATCCATTTAACAACGGTTACAGACGGTTTAGTTGCTTCAATGGGAACGTATTTATTTATGGTAGGTCAAGAACGTATTTATTATGATAGTGATGAGTTTAGGCCGCATTTACCTTTTGCTTCAAACTTTACCGGATCTAGTGTAGATTTATTGCAAGCTGGTTTATATGTTGACACAAAAGAAAAGGAATTTGCACAATTTTATGCAGATAGAACTAATTTAGACTATCAAGCTTCTTTTGATTTATTAGCTGAAGATAGATATATTACAAATGACGAAATGATTAGCATAGGATTTGCTACTCAAGTAAGAGAAAAAAGGCAAATAGTTGCTACAATAAATATAGAAAATATGGGATTAATTGAAGATGCGAAAAAAGTATTAGGACTTACTAAAGAAGTAAGCGAGTCAGTAGAAATTGTTAACGTCTTGGTAACTCTAGAGGATGGAACGCCAGTAGATTCTAGTTCTGAGGTTTCACAACCTGAAGTTGGAGACGCTTGGACAGTTGAAGGTTCTAAACCTGAAGATGGTAATTATATTACTCAAGACGGTTATACAGTAACTTTAGTAGACGGTAAGGTTACAGAAGTTTTACAATCTGAAGAAGAGGTAATTGAAACACTAGAAGAAGAAGTAGTATTAGAAGAAGGACCATCTGAGATGGAAGCAATGAGAGCTGAGGTAACTAAATTGTCAGCTTCTTTTGAGTCTTTTAAATTAGATAACGAAGCTAAATTAACAGCTAAAGATAATGAGCTTTCAACTATCAATGCTACGTTAACAGAAACTAGTGAACTATTAGGGAAGTCGATTGAAAGAGTAACTAGCTTAAGCGCTAACGCCTCAGTTGATTTTAATGATACTAAAATAGAGAAAAAAGAAGATTTTACAATTAGTAGAGTGAGAAAATAAATAAATAAATAAATAAATAAATAAATAACCAAAAACAAAAAAGATGGCAGTATTTAACATTAGCGCTATGAGTGCTAGAACTCCAGAAGAGGCTAACGAAGTTAGTGAGTTAATCTTCAAACAAATTAGAGAAGATAAGACTATTCAGGAACTTTATTCTTTAGTTCCTAACGTATCATTCGATAAACATATTCCAATCATTGGATTATTGTCGGATATTATGCAAACTAAAAGTGCTAACTGCGAATTCCCAGAAGGAGGAGCTGTAGTAGTAACTGAGAAAACATGGACTCCAAAAACTCTACAACAAGAACAAAGGTTATGTAAAGATGACACTGAAAGTAAATTCCACTTTTGGCAGTCTAGAAATTCTAACTTAGTTGAAAAGTACGACTTAACAAACTCTGGAGAATTAAACTATTTAATTTTCTTAATTGAAGATGCAGTGAAAAAAGCTATCGTAAGAGTAGCAGACTTTTCTGATACTACAGCGGCTTTAGTTTCTGGTGGTGGTAAAATTACAACTTCTTTAGGGGCTTCTGGTGTTGCTAGAATGAATGCTATTGACGGACTTTGGTCTCAATTCATTGCAATCGGAACGGCTAATGCAGAACAATTAGTAGCTATCTCTGAAAATGGAGAAGCGACTAAAGCGGCTCAAATGACTTTAGCAGCAGATACAGCTAAATTAACTTTTGAAGGTATGATTTTAGGAGCTTCTGAAGATGTACCTAATGATGCGGTTATCATGTGTACTCGTTCTTTATTTAATAACTATTTCAAGTGGTTAGTAGATAATTCTTTTGATACAGCTACAGCAGTAGAAGGAATGGACTTTAGAAGTATTACTTTAGCTCAGTATGGTGTTACAATCATTGAGAGAAAAGACTGGGATAGAAACATTAAATCTTACTTTGACAACGGAACTACTTATGACTTACCTCACAGAGCTGTAATGACTTCAAGGGATAACCTTTTGATCGGTACAGAAAGTGATACTGCATTATCTAGTTTTACTTCTCATTACTCTGAAGATACTATGAAAAATATCGTAAGAGAAGAGATTAAAATAGATGCTAAAGTGGCATTAGATGAAGCTGTAATGGTTGCATATTAATTAATAAATTTAAAAAAAAGATAAACTATGAGTTGTAATAAAGATATAACAGCAGGTTTTTCTATTGATTGTACTTCAGTTCCCGTAAAGGGACTGGTACAGTCTGTTACTATCATGAATAGGGCAGATATCGATAGAACGGCAACAACGTTTAATGCTGACGGTGTAACAATCGAGGGACTTACGTTAAAAGGAGGAGCTAAAAGAGCTTACCTAATGGATGGGGTAAAAAACTTACTAAATGCTTCAGCTTCATTTGTGTCTAAAGAAGATACTTTTGATGCATGGAACCATACTTTAAGTGGATACATTGCAGACTTAAATCCGGCTAACTTAGTAGAGCTTCAGGCTTATACTAATGGTGCTGAGATTTGTGCTATTGTAAGAACTAAATATGAAGGTGCAGACGGTACCGGATCTACTGCATTTAAAGTATTAGGATACGAAGTTGGTATGGTAATGACTGAGTCGGTATTTGATGCTAATGAAAACGGAGGACTTCCTTTTACTTTAGCTAATAAAGAAGGATACGAAAACAACCAGTTTCCATATGCTTTCTTTGTAACTGATTTAGCGACTACAGAAGCTGCGGTTGTAGCACTTCAGACTCCTACAGTATAAATTTTTGATTCTTAATAAAGATATCAATATAATTAAAAGAGATGCTAAACTAATAAAAGAGTTGGCATCTCTTTATTTTTCTACGTTCGGCAAACAGCTGAAAGTTAGTTGCGGATCTTGTATACATACGCAATTTGTAGAGTTAAGCGTATACTTAAAACACGAATTTAAGATGGAAGAGAAAAAATGTAATTTCAAACTAAAAGTTTCTAATATTAGGGAGTTTAGTTCTACTGTAATTCATACAAATTTGACATTAACAGATAAAGTTGCTTTAGATTATTTAAAAGTAAACATTAACAGATTAAACCAGTTTTCAGAATATCCTGATAATTTAGACGAATTATTAAACGGTAAAAAGAAAATTGTTAAGATAGAAAAAAAAGAAGTTGCTAAAATTGAAAAACTAGTAGAGCCTGAGGAGGTTAAAAAACCAAGAAAAAAGAAGGTTAAAAAAAATTAATTTAAAAAATACTATACAATATGGCATCCTCAAATTTCATACAAATAGATAATACTACGCCTAAAGAATTTAACAAACGTAAAGACGTTTTTAATTTTGGGGTAGACAATGATTATCCTAGTAATATAAAAAAATTAATTAACAGTTCTGTAACCGCTAAATCATGCGCTAATTTAATAGGATCGTTCCTTTACGGAAAAGGATTTGTTAATAATGGTTTTTATATTAATAGAGAAGGAGATACTCCTAATAAATTACTAAGAAAAGTTTCCGTAGAGTCTTCTTATTATAATGGTTTTGCTATTCATGTAGGATATAACGCTTTAGGAGAAAAAACAACTTTCAAGGTAATACCTTTCGAGTGGGTTAGAAAATGTCAAGAAGATAATAACGGATATATTTCAAAATTAAAAGTTTCTAAAGATTGGGCCGATAGAAAAGTTGATCCTATTGAATATGATATTTACAATCCTAGCCAAGTATTAAATCAAATAAATAGAGATACTATTGAAAACTATAAAGGTCAAATTTTATACGTTTCTTTTAGTTACCAAGACATATATCCTAAATCATGGATCGATCCAGTAATTGACGATTGTATATCGGAGTGGAAGTCTAGTGTATATAAGAAAAATCTTATTACTAAGGGTTTTATGAAAAACTCTATAGTTGTTACAAAAGAATTTGATAATGACAAAAGTAAAGCGAACTTTCAAGCTGGTATGAAGTCTCAGTTAGGGGCTGACGGAGTAGGAGGTATTAACCATTACGAAGCAGAGCTAGATAGTGACGATTTGAGTCAAGAAGTATTTATCCAAGAAGTAGGAACTGATCTTAATGATAAACTTTTTGAATATACAGATAAAAACGTAAGTGATAAGATATGTATCGCTTATGGAGTTTCGCCTTCATTAATTAAAAATGATGACAATGCTCTTTTTGGTGGTGGTGGTGATGCAATACAACAAATGATGTTAAACGTACAATTTAGAGTGGACAATATCAAAAGAGATATAGAAGATTGCTTTAAGGACTTATTTGTTGGGACCGTTAATAGTGATTTGAATAGCGCAGATTTTACTATTAACCCTTTAGTTTCTATAACTGAAGAAACGAACTTAAACAATTAAATATGACATTATTAATAACTAAATCAGATATTTCTACTTATAAAGATATTTCTTTATTCACTACTAACGATAAAATAGACGAATATATAAATGACGCACAATTACAAGATCTTTGTCCTTTATTGGGCTACGATTTTTACTTTGATGTATTAAAAAATATAGCCTTACCAGATTATCAATCTTTGTTAAATGGAGGGGATTTTATTATAGACGGCAATACGTGGACTCACAGCGGTTTGAGGGCTGTATTAAGTGAGTTTGCGTATGGTCGTTACACTTACTATGGTGGATATAACGATACGCCTTCAGGTAACACTATAAAGACTTTTGAATTTTCAAATCCTACTCATAATGAGGACCGAAAAGATATTTGGAAAGAGTGTAAGCAAAGGGCTAATAGTTATTTTGATGTTATAAGATTTTTTTTAGATCAATCTAATTTTACCGTATGGACTAATAAAAGCGATAGCTGCGAAAGTGGTGCCACTAAAAAAGGTGGTTTTGGATACACACTAATTAAATAAATAAATAAATAAATAAATGATTAAAATTACAACGGTAAACGATTACAGTTTCAAAATAGAGGCTTTTGGAGAGGTTCAAATTAAACCTAAAGGATATGAAAATTACGTATCAAGTAATAAACTACAGATAAGCAGTAAATTTGATAGTGATGACATTTTAGTCCCTTATACTTCTTTTAACCAATATACTGTTAATAATGTTGTATTTTCAAATATTTTAGACTTACAGCTAGCTCTCTCTTCGGTACTTTTTAATTCTGCCTCATTCAGTGGGGCGCATAATGAAACGCTAAAGCATTTTATTTACAATCCGGTAACAGACAAATTAGAAGCTGATAGAGCTATAGAAACTACTCTTAACTCACTATTCTTAGGTGAACAACATAAGATGAGTTCAGGTTCTGAAAACATATTCTTTACTAACTTAACTTCAGATGTTAACTTTTTTCCTATGTGGGGTGGTTTAAAAGACCAGTCTCTTACAGTTAATCAGGGTGCTTCAGGTTTTATACCTCCTAGTGGGCGTATTTATAGCGATATGTTTAGCTTACCATTAAGGGGTAATCCTAATCCGATTACATCCGTACCTTATTCGGGTGATAACTATTTTGGTGTTAATATTACGGGACTAGGGATAACTACTACAGCAGCGGAAGATGTTAGCTCATCAGTAAGGTTAGAATATAGGATTGAAATCTCGGGTAAAAATGTTTATAAGCAAGTTCTACCCCGTTCTGCAGCACGTTCTTCTGCAGCTTCTCAGGTTTATGCGGGTGATGTCATCGAATGGTTTTTCGACCATCCAGTAGATGTTAGGGCAGGGACTACTCTATATGCTGAGATAATGAAAGTAGATAAAGCAACGGACACAGATTTAGGAATTTTTTTAGTAAGAGAAGGTGATGTGGCTAATAGTGATGGTTCTTTTCAATATCAATCAACAGTTCATAATAGATTATTTGAAGATAAGGATTTAGAATTAATTAGTCCTTATTTGAAGTACAAAGCTATGGACTTTGGATTAGATTCTACGGGCTCTACGGTACTTCTAAGAGACTTAAGTCTCGGAGCTGATAGTTTATTAGTCCCTCATGCAGTTAATACATTGGAAGCTGTAGTAGAAGGTACAGAAATTAAGGTTAAAATAAAAGGGGGCGCTAAAATATTAGTTGAAAGTTTACCTGTTAATGCTGTGTCTATTAATGGTTCTTTTGTAAACTCGGTACTTAACCAAGCTGTAGTACAATTAAATAATTTGTTTACTAACACAGAAGGTTTTGCTTCAGGTGGTGGTAATCCAGTAACTAGCTTTGTATTAAGTGGAGACGATTTAACTATAGGTTTAGAGGATGGTACTTCATATACTGTAGATGTAACTACTTTAGGAGTAGATGAGAATAAGTTTGTATCAAGTGGAGCTTTAAATGGTTCTGATTTAGTGTTAACTATGAATGATGCTACAGAGATAACTATAGACGCTACTAACATGATTAATGGTTCTACAGAAACAGCTATTAATGATCAATGGCATTACTCTTATGGTGATAGAGCTAATGAAAGTGTTAATAACACTGTGAGCGATATGAGTTTAGGTATAGCGCAAAGAGCTCCCTTCTATTGGGATAGAGATTTAACAAGGGGTACAGAGTTTAGATGGAATTTTAACAATAACAAGGCTTTTGTATTGGGTGTTTGGGACGGAGCTACATATAACCACTCAGGTACTTACAACTCAAGACAACAAGCTAATTGGTCCACCGGTTTTTGGCGTGATACTAGTGGTTTTAGAAATGGTACTAATGTAACGCTTACTAATACTACTACTACAGATAGATATGTACCTAGTTTTGGTGCTACTTTAGCTATGAGATTCTTAAATGATGGGCATATAGTTCTTATGGATTTAAGCGGAGCTACAGAAGTAGAGATAGCTAGGACAAATAACGCTTTAGTAGATACTTCGTTTCAGTTACAATTAGGGTGTGATGCACAGTTTGTATTCCCTCAATTTGTAGTAACGGATACAGCTAATCTTTGGGAGATTGCACACGATTATAACGGTACTGAGTCAGGTATACTTAATGGTATACTAGACCATACGGTTATTAAGAGTGATATATCTATTGAAATAGGTGAGAAGATTATGTTTATGTTAGACGAAGTAGGAGCTGGAGATTTCTTTGGTACTAATTATACTAACGCAGCTACGAGCATTATAACAGCTGAGACACAATTAGACAATACCTTTGTATATCAAACAAATGAGGCTTTAGTATTTACTCAAGGTGGTGCTAATGATTGGAATATGAATACTAACGCAAACGGTTACTTCTTCGCCGCTTCACTAGATCAATATAGAGAAGGTGGTGGTTCTGGAACGGTTCAAGGTATGTTCTCTTTGAGATTTAATACTGATGGTAAGTTAACTATATATGACGAAGATGCAGGGGTTAAAGTAGCAACAGCTAAGATGGATCCTACAGTAGGTTCTAGTGTTAATTTTTACATGGGCGTAAAAGGTAATAGAGCATATTACTCTATTCCAGTAATATCTAAACAGAATATTAATGGAGGTTCTCAGCCTGATGTAAATTTTGCCCCTACAGTAGCTGATCAAACGGTTTCTGTTGAAGAGGGTGACGTATTAAATTATACTATAATTGATTCGGATAATATTGTTAATCAATATGTAGAAGTAGATGCACCCTCATGGATGAGTATGGATCAGTCTACTGGCGTATTAAGCGGTACATCTCCATCATTCTTAGGAACAAGTGCAGATACTATTGTCGTAAATTGTAAAGCAGGTAATGCTATTGGTGGAACTATAGCTTTTACTGTCACTGTGTCAGTTACTGAAATTGTCGCTAGTTATACTAATACTAAATCATTATCTTTAAATGGTACTAGCTCATATTTAAACGGAAACGCTACTTTGATGGATTCTATGGATAGAGCTACTAACGGAGATGGTAATGAGTGGAGTATATCGATGTGGGTTAAGCCTAACAATAATACAGGTACACAAACCTTATTCGTATACGGTGCTGGAGACGATGTAAACGGTGGGGCTATAACTATTAAGAAAGTGAATGCCAATAATATAATTATTAACTACGGTACTACTACCGAAAATATTATACTATTTGGTAACGCCTTTACTCATGGTAATTGGAGTCACTTAATGGTGACTTTTGATGGTGGAACTACGGGTAATAATTCTGCAGATGTGAATGATTACTACAGTAGATTTAACGTATATGTTAACGGAGCTTTAACCTCTATGATTGGAGGCTCTTCAGCCTCAGGTTATACGGGAGTTATAAGCGGTGAAAATACTGCGGATAATATCTTTAGAATAGGTAGGGCTAGTAATGTACATAATAACTACTTTGATGGTGTTATAAACCAAGTAGCTATTTGGTCTACAGATGAGAGTGTTAATATAGCTGATATATATAATTCAGGTGTTACTCATGATTTAAGTTTATTGACTACAGCTCCTACTCATTATTACGAGATTGAAAATAGTATAACTACTATAACTGATAAAGAAGGAAACGCTAACTTAGGTGGTTATAACTTTACTTCTAGTGATTTAGTAACAGACACGCCGTAATAAAATGAGAAAAATAAATAAAATAATACTACATTGTGCGGCTACCCCTGAAGGTCGCACAGTATCGGTAGATACTATAAGAAGGTGGCACACAGATAAAGGTTGGTCTGACATTGGCTATCACTATGTAATAGGCTTAAAAGGAGAAATAAGTAAAGGTAGACCTGTAGAGAGGATGGGGGCTCATGTAAGAGGTCAAAATAGAGGTTCTATAGGAATATGCTACGTAGGAGGATGTGATAAGAACATGAAGGCTAAAGATACACGTACAGAAGCTCAGAAAAATTCTATAATGGTACTTTTATCGGATTTAATGGGACAATATCCTAATGCTACTTTACATGGCCACAATGAGTTTAGTTCTAAAGCATGCCCTAGTTTTGATGTACAGAAAGAATACAAACATATAATAAAGTAAACAAATGATTGAAGTAATAATTGAACATTGGGATAAAATAGCTTTAGGCTGTGGAGCTGTGTTGGCTTTTTTTGGTGGGCGCAAAAGTAAGGAGAGTAAGGAAAAGACGGAGGAAGCTGGAGCATTAACTTCTATGCAAAATGCTTATAATGAATTTGTGATCGATCAGATAGACTTTGTAATGGAACAAAGAAGGCAAAACGCTGAGACCAATTTAGAGTTTTACAAAGTAAAAGAGGAGCTGAGAGCTGTAAAGGATGACAGCCAGAAGCTGAAAGAAGAGGTTAAGAGCTGGAGGAGTAAGTATAACGCTCTAAGGAAGCAGTTTGAAATTTATAAATCTAATCACCCGTAATAATGAAATATATATTATTTATTACCACTATAATACTGTTTAGTTGTAGCCCTATAAAAAGGCATGCTAGAATAGTTAAGAGGTTTCCTTATGTTCATACTGTAGATAGTGTTAAATTAATTGATACAGTAAGGTTATTTACTACCGCAATAGAATTGGATACGGTGGTCCAATATAAAGCGCTAGAAGATGGTGTGGTAATAAAAAAAGACAATCTAACTATAGAAGTTCTTAAAATACGTGATAGCATATATATTAATGGATCATGTGATACTATATATTTAGAAAAAATAATAATAAGAAAGATCCCAATTAGGTATTATAAAGAACCTTTAGAATATAAAAACTTTATTTTTCTTTTAATTACTTTATTTATAGGCTTTTACATATTTAAAAAAATAAAATAGTTAATTCCTTTTTTTTTATTAGTTTTTTTTGTTTACATTTGAAAAAATAAAAACATAATAAACATGAAATACACTAAAAAAGAATTAAATTTTATCAATAGTAATATTGACGAATATGAAAACAATACAGAACTAGCTCGGTTATTTTTGAAAGAGTTTAATTCTGAAAGAATATTAAATACCGTTTCTAAGAAAATTAGACACGCTAGAAAATCTAAAGAATCATTTGATATAAGTACGACCACCAAAACCAAAACTAACGAATACAAAAAAAAGAAAGAGTTTGTTTTGTCGGCTTGGAATGAAGAGGGGTATATGATGGATATTGAAAAATATTGTGAGCATTATAATTTACCTAGAAACTCTATATCTTCTTATAAATTGGTCTCGCACACTGGAACACCTTACTATAATATTGCTTTTAAGGAACAAGTAATAGAAGGGGCAAATGATTTAGAGGGTATAAAAGAAGTTCTTTTAAATGAGACTAAAAGAGTTTATACTTATAAGGAGAGTTCTTATACCTTTGATAAAGAAAATGTATTGAAGTGGTCCGATTTACATTTTGGGGCTTATATTAAGAACCTAATGAATGTTGACGATTTTAGCCCCGATATTTTACTTGATGGATTATTGGACTCAATTAACGTAATTAATGGTTTTGGATTTAAGAAAACTCATATACATATTAATGGCGATTTAATCGAGTCTTTCAGTGGGTTAAATCATATTAATTCATGGATGAGCATGGACACTGAAATGATAGGATCTAATGCTATTAAAATGTGCTCTAAAATGCTTCATACAGCTTTTCAAAAGGTGGATAATTTAGGATGCATTAAAATTGTAGCCGGTAATCATGATAGACTTTCTAAAGACAATAAAGAAGATGTAAAAGGAGGAGCTGCTGAGTTAATTGCTTACTGTTTAGAGTTGATGGGATATGATGTAGAATTTCATCCGTATGTAATTACTCATTTTGTTGATGGGATTAATCATATTAATTTGCATGGAGACAAAGGGATTAGTAAGAAGAGCACAGAAAAAATAATTTTAGATTATGGTATGCAAGGCGAATATAATTTAATCAACGAAGGACATTTGCATTCAGTTATTGAAAAACTAAGCGTTAAGCAAAGAGAAACTTTTGAAATAGTCAAAGACGATAGTATACTTCATAGACGTTTTTACTTACCTTCTTTCTTTACCGGAAATTATTACTCTGCTACTTTAGGATATACAACTAACGCTGGTTATTTTAGCGTATGGAATAACGGAAAAGGCAGACCTCAGTTCTTTAATGGCTCTGTATAATGGAGGATCTAATTAAATGTGATGGTGGTGATTGTCTATTGAGATTTCACTGCCTTAGGTACACAAAAAAAAGTAGATTTAAAGAAGAAATGTATTTTGAAAATGTACCTTGCAATAAAGATAATAAAGATTGTTTCTATTTTTGGAACGAAAACGCTGAGAACTTATTTCAAGGCTTAGAGAGATTAATTAACCCAACAAATTAAAATATAAGAAAATGATAGATAAGGATTGGAAGGACAAAATGATAGATAAAATGGATGAGGATAAAGCAAAAGAGCGAAAAAATACTCCGATATATTCAGGGGTATTAAAATACTTCCCTGATGCAATTAAGGAGGTTGCTAGATGTAGTTTACAAGGTAATATACAGCACCATAAAGACAAACCCTTACATTGGGATAAAAATAAGAGTAATGACCATTTAGACTGCCTTATTAGACATTCAATGGATGCAGGAACTTTTGATACTGATGGGCTTAGGCATTCAGCTAAGATAGCATGGAGGGCGTTAGCTAATCTACAAATAGAGATAGAAAACTCTAAGCTTATTTAGAATGATTATAAATTATAAAAAAACAGAATAAATGATTGATTTAAGATTAGGCGATTGCCTTGAAGTAATGAAAACGATTGAAGATAATAGCATTGATGCTATAATAACAGACCCACCTTATGGTACAACAAAATGTAAGTGGGATAGTGTGATTGATTTTAAGTTAATGTGGGAACAATTAAATAGAATTATAAAACCGAATGGTGCAATAGTTTTGTTTGGTAGTGAACCTTTTAGTAGTGCTTTAAGAATGAGTAAAATTAAGAACTACAAGTATGATTGGGTATGGGAAAAAACACAGGCAACAGGACACTTAAACGCTAACAAACAACCATTAAGAAGTAATGAATTGATATCTGTATTTTATAAAAAACAATGCGTTTATAATCCTCAAAAAACACAAGGACACGAACCTATGAATAGCGGAGTTAGAAGACTTGCAGTACAAAATAAAACACAAGTGTATGGTAAAGCCACAAAAGAATTGCCTTTTGGGGGTAATACGGACAGGTATCCACGAACGAACATAGTCTTTAAAAGCGACAAACAAACAAACTACAACCACCCAACACAAAAACCTGTTGAATTAATGGAATACCTAATTAAAACATATACCAACGAGGGTGAAACGGTACTTGATTTTACAATGGGTAGTGGATCAACTGGAGTAGCTGCAAAGCAATGTAACAGAAACTTTATAGGTATTGAAATGGACGAAAATTATTTTAACATAGCGACCGATAGAATTAATAACATACCAAAAAAACTATTTTAAAAATAAATAAAAAATGATAAACTTAATTAAAGGAGAATGTATAGAACAAATGAAACTTATACCTACAGGTAGCATAGACGCTATTATAAGAGACCCTCCATACGGAACTACAGCTTGTAAGTGGGATTCAGTAATACCTTTTGAGCCTATGTGGGGGCAGCTTAATAGAATAATAAAGCCTAATGGAGCAATAGTCTTATTTGGAAGTGAGCCGTTTAGTTCTGCTTTACGAATGAGTAATATTAAAAACTATAAGTACGATTGGATTTGGAATAAAGCAAGTGCTACTAATTTTGTTCATGCTAAAAATAAGCCTATGAAACAACATGAAAATATTATAATTTTCAGCAATGGAACAACAGTTCACAAAGGTCAATCTAAAAACAGAATGGACTACTATCCACAAGGATTAGTTGAGATTAATAAAAAGAGAACAAAGACTGTAACAAGTAATGTTTCTTTTGCAAGTAGACCTTCTCATAAAAAAGAGTTTATTTCAACTCACACAAACTATCCTAAAACTATCTTAACATTCAAGAGAGATAAAGGTCTACACCCAACACAAAAACCGTTATTATTAATGGAATATCTAATCAAGACCTATACCAATGAAAATGAAACAGTTTTAGACTTCACAATGGGAAGTGGAACGACTGGCGTAGCTTGTAAGAATACAAACAGAAAATTTATAGGTATAGAGATGGATGAAAATTATTTTAACATAGCAAAAAACAGAATAAATGATTGATTTAAGATTAGGCGATTGCCTTGAAGTAATGAAAACGATTGAAGATAATAGCATTGATGCTATAATAACGGACCCGCCTTATGGTACAACAGCGTGCAAGTGGGATAGTGTAATTGATTTTGAGCTTATGTGGGAACAGTTGAACAGGATTATTAAGCCTAACGGGGCAATAGTTTTGTTTGGTAGTGAACCTTTTAGTAGTGCGTTAAGAATTAGTAATATTAAGAATTACAAATATGATTGGATTTGGAAAAAGAATTTAAAGACAGGATTCTTAAATGCAAAGAAGATGCCTTTATTGAATAACGAGATAGTAAGTGTCTTTTATAAAAAACCGCCAACATACAATCCTATTATGGAATCAAGAACAACTATAAAGGCAGGCAATAAAAAGCATTCAACATCTACAGATAACTATGGTGATTATAGTAAAACCTTTAAAGACAATCAAACAGATTTAGTATATCCAAGTAGAGTCATAGAGGGAATTAAATGCGTACACAATAGTTCTGCCGACAAAGTGAAACACCCAACACAAAAGCCTGTAGCTTTAATGGAGTATCTAATTAAAACCTACACGAACGAAAATGAAGCTGTATTAGATTTCACTATGGGTTCAGGTTCTACAGGAGTTGCTGCAAAGAATTTAAACAGAAACTTTATAGGTATTGAAATGGACGAAAATTATTTTAACATAGCTAAAGAAAGAATAGAAAACTGTAAGCTTATTTAGAATGATTATAAATTATAAAAATAAGTTTAAATAAGTTTTGTGGTCTAATTTCAATAGATTACTTTTACATATATCAATTAACAAAAACAAAAAAACATGAGAGAATTAGATGAGTTTAATATAGTGGCTAATGAAGAGTTCGGAAAAGACTTTGATAAGTTAGGACCAGTAGAACAGAATGAGGTTATAAATTTAATAATAAATAAATAAAGATATGATAAATTTTAAGATCGGTACACTAGGTAGTGAATACTACGAAGCAAGAATTAAAGACATAGGGATGGAAATAGAAGCCCGTAACGAAGAGCAGATATTTAAAGATGCTAGGTTATTAGGTTTTTATAAAGCAGTCGCAGAGGGCCTTATTAAAGATTTAAAGATGTACGAAAACAATCAAAATAATTAATCATGAGAGAATGTAAAGAATGTAATGGAGTAGGAAAAATTGAGGTAATGAATTGTAATAACCAAAGTAGCGAATGCTGCGGAGGTTGCACCAAAGAAGTAGAATGCGAAGAGTGCGGAGGATTAGGTACTTTTAATTATTGGAATTATATTGAAGAGGATTTTAGCGAAATGATAGAAAATTGGGATTTAACAAAACAAGAATTAAAATATTTGATAGATAATACAAATTTTTAAAAGTTTTCTAAGTGATAGTCAGTAGGTTAAGAGCAATTATTAAATTAATTGCTTTTTTTTTGCATTTTTATTTGGCGGTCTCATTCTAATAAACTACTTTTACATATACCAATTAACAAAAACAAATAAATAATTAAAAAAAGATCAAAATAAATTAGGTAGTCTAATTCTAATAAACTACTTTTACATATACCAATTAACAAAATGACAAATATTATGACAAATTCAAACACAAACACAAACAAAATAACGGAAGATCAATTCTTAGAACTATGTAAACAAGCTATAAACAACAGAAAAAAAATGTTAAAAGCTAGAGAAATTGAGAGCACTGAAGTTAGACAATTAAGTGATGGTAATTATATTCAACTTAAGGGGGAAGCAGGTAAAATGAAAGGACACTTTTTCCAATTAATTGTTAAAAAACAAGAAGGTAATATTGTTTACATTAAAGGCTATAGAACTTCTTTCACTATAGAAGGTAACTACCTTAAAAGAGGTAGGGATTTATGGTTAATCACAGACTAAAAAAACAGGGGTTTAAAAGCCCCTTTTAAATTAATTTAAAAATAAATCAAAATAAATTAGGTAGTCTCATTCTAATAAACTACTTTTGAATATACAAACAAACAAAAACAAATATTATGACAAACTTAAATTTAACACAATTAGAAAAGGAAGTATTAACTATTATATCATGGGGTGACGATTACGAAGAAACTCCAACAGAATGCTTTAAGGAAATTGCAAACTCATTTAAAGGAACTAAAAACCAACTTAAAGGCGTAATAGGTTCTTTAGAAAAAAAAGAATTAATTTGGTTAGGCGAATATCCTGACGGAGCATCCGCTTACCACTTAGATTGTAAAATATAATACTTATAAAACAAGGGGCTGTAAAAAGCCCTTTTAAATTATTTTAAAATAAATCAAAATAAATTAGGTAGTCTCATTCTAATAAACTACTTTTGAATATACAAACAAACAAAAACAAAATATTATGGCAATTTTTGAAAGAAAGCATTACGGAGACGTGATCAGTAATAAATTAGCGGCTTATATAATGTATAACATTAAAGAAAATGATATTGAGTATACAGCTAAAGAAAACAATTTATCGCCTCATTTTTTAACCGGAATAATAAGAGGTAATATATATTTAACTGAAGAAAATAATTTTGCAGTTCAGCAATTATTTGAAAGATGTTGTAGTAACTACATGAAAGCAAATAAAAATGATAGAGATATAATTAACGAGTTAATATTAAGCTGTAATGATTAGTCCTATCGTATTTTGTGGGCTAGAAGAAAATTCTACTCGGGCTGGAATTATAAGTCTTGACAATATAATGAATTGCGTTTGCGAATCTCTAGATATAACAGTAGAAAAGGTAAAGCTATTCTATAGCTCTAGAAAAAAAGAACATGTTTTTGCTAGACATTTATACGCTTATTTTAGTAGAAAGTACACTAGGGAAACTTTAGAGAGTATAGCTTTCGTTATAGGTAAGGATCATGGTACTATTATACATTCAGATCGGCAGATTTCAGACTGGATAGAAACGGATAAGGTTGTAAAGGCTACATGTAGAAAAATAAATATAAGAATTAAAAGCGAATTAAAAAGAATAGAAACTAATATTGACGAAGAAATAATTAATAATATAATAAATAAATATAAAAATGGATAATCAAAAAATAAGTTTAGTAGAGAATAACACAGTTAACTTTGGTAATTATACTAGAGCGGAGTTCTTAAAAGTATATTACAAATATACTTCTGAAGAAATAAAAGAGTTAGCCAGAAAGGAGTTAGAAAATGTAATTTATTTTGTAACTATTGAATTAGATAGCTCCAACTACTGGAAACTAAAACAACAAAAACTAATAAATATAATCAATGAATAAAATTACACTACACTCAATTAAACAAGACTACTTGGATCTAATAAACGAAGTGGAAGAACTGGAAGGAGAGTTAACCCCTGAGACTGAGTATAAACTAAAGATTAACCAATCTGAATTGCAATCTAAAGCTATAGCTTATCACTCTGTGATACTATCTAAAGAGGCTTTTACTTCTACCATAGATAATGAGATTAAAAGGCTACAAGCCCTTAAGAAAAGAAATAACAACTTAATAGATAGATTAAAGAATAGTTTACTGTCTGCTGTTGAAACCTTCGGAGAGTTTACTATCGGGACCAATGTTTTTGGGCTTCGCAAATCTGAAAGAGTAGAAGTAGAAGACGTTAACTTATTACCTAAGGAATTTAAGACTATTAAGGTAACTGAGCAAGCTAATAAAGTAGAAATAAAAAAAGCGTTAAAAGAAGGAAAAGAAATAAAAAATGCGTATATCGTTAAACAGTACAATTTAAAAATAAAATAAATACGAAATAGATGCAATTACTAATATAATTATACCTATATTTGTAAATAATAAAGCGGTATGCTGAGGGCCGTATAATTCTGAGGCGAGATAAAAATATATATAAATATGGCACGATTAAAACGCCCAACAAACGAAACGAGTTCACCAGTAACTCAGTATTTAAACTGGAAGTCAAATGATAAAGCTTTCGCTTATTATGACAAAGCTAAAGGTGAGAACGTATTAGTAGAGTTACCTATTAAAATACTATTTTTAGAACATTACCATACAGTAAAAGGTTGGAATGATGCTAGCGAGTCAGGTATCTATTCTAACGAGGTTTACTCTATCGGTAAAGAACCGTTAACAGTTAAAGCATTTAAAGGTGGTGTAATTGGTGAAGGACTTTATAAAGACATTAAAGAGAATACTAAGAATGCCGGAGCAGTATACAATAGATCTATATATGCAATGACTTCAGAAGGTTCTTTAATCAATGTATCTTTTAAAGGATCGGCAGTTAAGGCTTATTCAGATTTTTATAATGATAATAACCACTTGTTAGATAATAATTGGATTGAGATCAATTCGGCTAAAGAAGGTAAAAAAGGAGCTGTTAAATATACTACTCCAGAATTTACTTTAGGTAGTACGATATCTAAAGAAGAGAATAAGGTAGCTGATGAGGCGGCTAATGCTTTACAGACTTACATGGATTCTTACTTTGGTAGAGATGACAAAGAGGTTACAGTAGAAGCTACGGTAGAAGTATCTGCTGAAGACATGCCGTTCTAAAAGCATAAAACTAAAATCAAGACCTCTATTATTAAATTAATAGGGGTTTTTTTATCTAATTATTTAGGATGTAAATTTAGTTCAATAGGTTTATTTAATTTTATTCAATCTTATTTTTTAATATTTTTTAACTTTTGGGGCAGAAAAGGGCTTAACTGGTAAACTTGAAAAACAAAGTTTGCCCCAGATTAGCCCAGTGTTTATAGGGTACTGGCAAAAAGGCAAACTTTTTAGGCGTATTTGCAATATGCTAAAAAAAGAATTTCATATATATTTTGCCTTTTTAAAACGTAAAATATATATGAAATGTATTTTTGTGTATAGGAGAATAGAGAAAAAAGTTTACTTTTCTACCCCAAAATCGTTGTATCCCTTACTGTTAAAGGTTTTCGGCTGGGGCAAAAAATATTTTAAAGTTTGCCAATTCTACCCTAAATAAGGTAAAGTATTTATAATCAATAAACTAAGTTTGCCAGTAAAAATAAATTAAAAAAAGATCAAAATAAATTAGGTAGTCTCATTCTAATAAACTACTTTTGAATATACAAACAAACAAACAAAAAAAATAAATAAAACATGAAAGTTTCACTATTTCAAAACATTAAAAATACAACTCCTAAGACTGGTAGCAAATGCGTTTACTCGGTATTAGGATCAATAAAGGACGGAACGTATAAAAGTCTTATAGCTAATATAAGAATTGAATCAGATAAAGAAATAAGGAACCAATTAAAATCTAAACTGCATTACGTGACGTTTAGCGGTACCTTTTCAGTTAGAGGTAATAATAGTTTAAAAAAATTTTCAGGGTTGGCATGCCTAGATTTTGACGGTATTGACGATCTACCTACATTAATAGAAAACATAAATAAAGACAAATATACTTTTGCTTCTTTTATCAGTCCTTCCGGAAACGGTTTAAAGGTTTTGGTAAGAATGCCTTTAGTAGATAATAACTCAGATTATCAAGATTACTATTTTGAAATACAAAAACATTACGATCAATATGCTAAAACTGACGATGCTACTAAAGCAATATCTAACGCTTGTTATTTATCTTATGATGAAAATATGTATCTTAATACCGAGTCAGTTTTATTTGCTGATAAATATAATAAACCTATACCAGTAAATAATGAAATAGTTAACATTCCCTTAACTGATCAAAACGAAATAGCAGAACGTTTAGAAAAGTGGTTTACGAAAAAATGGACTTCAACAAATAGGAATACTAATCTACATGCTTACGCAAGACAAATGAATGCGTTTGGAGTAGATAAAAATATATGCGAACAATATCTGATGAGATATGAAATGAGTGACTTTAAAGCTACTGAAATAACGTTATTAATTGACTCGGCTTACAGATACACATCTGAGTATAATACTCAAAGTTTTGAGGATAAAAAGAAGGTATCTCAAATTAAAAACTTAGTAATTTCTGGGAAGTCTATTGAGGTAATCAAAAGTATAATACCGGATTTAAAAGAGGAGTCCTTAACAAATGAAATAGCTAAAAATAAGGATAAATTATCTTTAGAGGAATTTTGGTATTATACAGAGAAGGATACAATTAAATTAGCCACCTATAGATTTAAACAATACTTAGAGAATAACAATATATCAAAATACTATCCGGATGAAAATTCTGACGTATACTCATTCATTAAAATAGATAGTAATTTTATTAGTCAATTCGGAGAAACAAAAATTAAAGACTTTACTTTGGGAGATCTTCAAAAAAGAGGTTCAATAGATGCTTTTGAGTTAATGGCTAATACTAACAATAATTTTAGTACACAATATTTATCAATGTTATCCACTAAAGATATTAAGATAAATAGGGATACTAAAGACGCATCATTTATATATTATGAAAATGGAGCTGTTAAAACTACTAAGAATGATATTGAATTAATTCCTTATAGTGAAGTGGGTAGTTTGGTATGGAAAAATCAAGTTATCGATAGAAAAATAGATCTTAATGAGGAGTCAGACGGAGAGTTTAAAACTTTTATCTGGAGACTGTCAGGTGAAAATAAAGACAGATACTACACTTTAAAATCAGTTATAGGATACCTTATGCATTCATATCAAAATGAGAGTAAACCTAAGGCGATTATTTTTAATGACGAAATGATAAGTGAAGACGTACCTAATGGGGGTTCTGGTAAGGGATTAATCCATAGAGCTATAGGGCAAATAAAAAACGTAGTAATTGAGGATGGAAAAAAGTTTGATGCAAGAAACCAATTCGCGTATCAAAAAGTTAATAAAGACTCTCAGATATTCTTAATGGATGATGTTCCTAAAAACTTTCATTTTGAAGCTTTGTTTAGTGTTATTACTGAAGGTATGACTGTTGAAAAGAAAGGGCAAGATGCGTTTTTAATTCCTTTTAATGAATCACCTAAAATTAGTATTACAACAAATTATACTATTCAAGGGGAAGGGGCATCTCATGCTAGAAGAGTTTTTGAAGTAGAAATAGCTAATCACTTTAATGAGAATTATACGCCTGAACAAGAATTTGGGCATCAATTTTTTTCTGAGTGGTCCAATGACGAGTGGGCAAAGTTTGACAACTTCATGATAAGATGCGTTCAGTTTTTTTTAAAAGAAGGATTAGTAGAGTCTAATAAGGTTAATCTAGAATTTAGAAAGTTTAAGAATAACATGGGAATAGAGTTTATTGAGTTTATGGAGTCTAATCATTTTGACGGTAGTTATCTAAATAGAAAAACTTTTAGAGATAAATTTGATAAGCTATATCCAAAAGTAAAAATATCAGCTCAATCATTTAACGGAAAGGTCAGAGATTACTGTGTACATAAAAATATATACTTTGAAGAGATTAAGTATAACGGACTGGTCCATTTTAAGGTAGGAATAGGAGAAGGGGAAGGTGAAAATGAATTATCAATAGAAAAATTTTAAGTTGCAATGAAATTAATTAATGAAGATGGGAGCGTAAATAAGCATAAAGAATTTACGTTCCAAGACTCTGATAAGAGACTAAGAATAATAGGTAGCTTTAATTTATATAATAGTAATATATGGAATATGATTGAGGAGGTTAAGAACCTAGATACTAATAAGATTACTGAAATATCCAGAGAGAAGTTAAGACAATACAAACCGATAATTAAATAAAAACTTTTAAATCATGATTAAATTAAGACCATACCAGAATAAAATAGTAGATCAGGGATATTCAAAATTGTTAAATCTAAACATGGTATACCTATCAATGGAGGTAAGAACGGGTAAAACCCTTACAGCCTTATCTTTAGCTGATAAATTTACTAATACAAAAGGCGTTCTATTTGTTACTAAAAAGAAAGCTATTAAATCTATTGAAAATGATTATGCTTTGTTAAACCCTGAATATAAAATAACAGTTATAAACTACGAATCACTTCATAAAATAGAAGGAGACTTTGATATAATTATAATAGACGAAGCTCACTCTATAGGAACTTATCCTAAACCTAGTAAAAGATATAAGGACCTAAAAGTTATAGCTAACAGAAACGCTTATACTAAAGTTATTTATTTATCGGGTACACCTTCGCCAGAAAGTTATTCTCAGTTGTTTCACCAGTTTAGATTAATCGATAGGTTCTCACCGTTTAATAAGTATGCTAATTTTTATAAGTGGGCTAAAGATTTTGTTAATGTAGAGATAAAAAACTTAGGTTATGCAAAAGTCAATGATTATTCAGGTGCAAAGAAAGGGGAGATTATGAGTGTACTAGATAAGTATTTTATTAGTTATACCCAAGCTGAAGCAGGGTTTAATCAAACGGTTAATGAACATATATTAGAAGTTGAAATGGACTCAAAGATTTATGATTTTGTGAAGATATTAAAAAGAGATTTAGTTATAGAAGGAAAGAATGAAGTTATACTAGCTGATACAAGTGTTAAGCTGCAACAGAAGATCCATCAGCTATCTTCAGGGACTGTTAAATTTGAAAGCGGTAATAGTATGATTATTGATACTTCTAAAGCTGATTTCATAAAGGATCACTTTAAAGGTAAGAAGATAGCTATATTTTATATATTCAAAGAAGAGTTTAATATGCTCAAAGAAACTTTTACTAACTTTACTGAATCACCTGAAGAATTTAATGAGTCTGATAATTTAGTTTTCTTAGGTCAGACAAGAAGTTCTAGAGAAGGGGTTAACCTTTCAAGTGCTGACGCATTAATATATTTTAATATTGAGTTTAGCGCGCTATCTTATATACAAGGTAAGGATAGAATGACTAGTAAAGAAAGAACTAAATCAAATGATGTTTACTTTATATTTGCTAAAGGAGGAATAGAAAAAAAAATATACGAAAGGGTTAGTAATAAATTAGATTTTACGAATAGTTACTTTAAAAAAATAATATAACATGGCATCAAAGCATCAAACAAAAACAATTAAGAAATATGAAGCAGAAGGTTATTTTGTGATAAATCTAATAAAGACTAACAAAAACGGTATACCTGATCTTCTTTGTTTAAAGAAAGGAGAAAAACCTTTGTTCATTGAGTGTAAAGAAAAAACAGACACGCTTAAACCTTTGCAAGCATTTAGAATTAAAGAATTAAACGCATTAGGATTTAAGGCGTTTTGTAGCTGGGTAAATAAATAAATAAATATGAAAGCAAAAGTAATAGAAGTAAAGACAAAAAGTAAACATGTTAAATTAAATGAGTTTACAGAATATGAAGTAACATTATTAAACGAAGACGATACTACTGAGGTTATTCCAGTATTTGGTAAAGACTTACAGCACGCTCTAAGTAGAATAGTAAAGCTGAGAAAGAAGGAAGCTACTCAGAGCGTGTTAGATGGGGTCTCGGTTAATACATGGTTAATTATAACCCTAGCTTATTTAGTTCTCGTAGCGGTCCCAACAGAGATGAATAAGAGTCCATTGATACTAATAGGTGGTCTAGCTTTTATATGTGCTGTACTTATAGGAGTTAAAATTTATTTAAAGAAAAAATAAAAATAAATCAATAAAAGTTTTTTTACATGAATATTGTTTCTATCTTTACATAACACAAACAAACAAAAACAAAATATTATGAAAG